TTCCTCTTCCTCTTCTTCTTCGCCTTCCTCTTCTTCGCCTTCCTCTTCTTCGCCTTCCTCTTCCTCTTCTTCTTCGCCTTCCTCTTCTTCGCCTTCCTCTTCTTCGCCTTCCTCTTCTTCGGCGGCTTCGTTCATTTCTTCTTCGCCTTCCTCTTCTTCGCCTTCCTCTTCCTCTTCTTCATTCATTTCGTCTTTTTCTTCTTCCTCGGCATCGTATTCATCCTGAACGGCATAACGCTTGGCCTTGGCTGCTTCTTTCATGGTCTTCTTTTCGGTGTATTCACCACACCCCTCACAGATATCTTCTTCGTTTTGAACTTCCTTTGATGTGTCTTTCTTTGCCATTGGTATTGCTCCCGTGCTTCTAATTCTAGAGTTAGATTACCCTGTTATGTATATTATCACAGATTTGAGAGGAAATGACGGAAGGCTCGCATGGTGGCGGCTTCCAGATCACGAGCCGATGCTTCTTTGATGATCCGTTGGTACTTGGCTATCTGCTTTTCTTTTATTAGCCCGTTGTCCCAAACCCACTCCTTGCCTTCCATTATTCCATTTACAAAGGCATTGGGGGCAGAGGGGTCGGCAACAATATCAATGGTGGCAAGCATAAAATCAGGCTGAACATAGTTCACCCCGTTCTTTTCCTGTAGAGATCCCATGCCACGGCTAGAAACACCGAACATACACCCCTCACCTAGGAGATTTTTGGCAATTTTGCCCATTGGAGTGTCTAGAATCTTGGCTTTGCCGTATACATTTTTGCCGTCCATTTTCAGGTCTTTTATAAGATGAGAAACCCGCTCTAGGTTCACAGTTGGCCCCTCGGGATGACCCAATTCGCCCATAGCCCGATTCTTTGCCACAAACTCACTACGGAATCGCTTTACTTCGTTTTCTAGTATATCTTGAGGATATACTCTTCCATTACGGTTTTTCACTTCCGACTGCATGAATACACCTTCGATGAAGTGCTGTTTTTCACCCTTTTCGTTGGCTTCGCTCAGGAATCGAACATTGCTGTGAGTAGTTTCTGTGATTAGGTACATCTACCTGTCTCCGCTGTCTTAGTCGTTTTCTTTAGTTTGATTATAAAGGGAGTCACGGATTTGGGTTTCTCGGGCAGCGAGGGCATCGGCCATCTTTGCCGCCAGAGCCGCATGGATATTCTCTTTAGCGGCAACAAGATTTTGATCGGATGTGTTCTTTAGAAAATCAACAACTTGGTCGTTCATATACATCTCCATTCTGATAGTTTCTATCTTATGTATATATTTTCTGTTTTATGGACGAGAAATCTTGGTAAAAGCCTTACGAACCAGGGCATCTCGGAAAGTTTTAGATTCCATGAGGTGTTGTGGTACTTCTTTAGTTTTATTAGGAATTTCTTCTGATCCGTTTTCTGCGAAATAGTCTTGTGCTTCTTTTAAGACTTCTTCAGAATACATGTCTAGTTCCGGAAGTTCTCCCAGGCTATCCTCGTCTTCGTCTTCTACGGTCACTCCAAGGGGTTCAAGAATTTCTTTTGCTGTTACCCCCTCTGACTCCTCGGCTGGTGGTTCTTCTGGTGGTGGCTCGGTGGCCTCTGTAGGCGGTGGAGAGCCTTCAGGTGGCATACCGCCTTCAGGTGCTGACATTCCTCCGCCCATACCCATCTGGTCCTGTGCCGGAGCCTCTTCTGCTTCTTTTTCTATTTCCGCAGTCATGGCATCAATATCGTCTTCCGTCATTTGTAGCACATTCTTCTTTACCCATTTCTTGGAGAAGAATCTGCCCAAGTACGGCTCTATTTCACGCAGGGCATTGAGCCGGGTGAGCATTACTTCATTCACCTTGAGTTCAGAGAAGTACGAATCGCTGGTGAAATCAAACGATATGTCGTAGGCCACATCCTTCCACTCGTCTTCGGTCAGGATATTCTTGGATATGAGTTGAACCCGAAGTATTTGTAAGAACAGTTCCGAGAACTTGGCCTGTAGACGGTTCACAAACTTGGAGAACCGCACCTCGTCACGAGAGATCTCGGCGGCTTTGCCCACATTGAATCCCGTGTCTTCCTTGAACCGTGTGGGTGGAATGTGTAGGGATATGTACAGTTTCTTTTGGAAGTACTCAATGTCCTGCAACTCGCCCAAGTTTTGGCCTGGTGGGAGGGTCTGTATTTCCGTACCCTTGCCGCCTTCACGACGGGGCATCCAGAAGTCTTCAAGCATGGACATGTGGTTTCGTTGGTCACGGAGTTCACCTGTTGCGGTGTCATAAACCATTTTATTACGATACCGCTGCATGATCTCACGGATGTATTGTTCGGCTTTGTTTTTGGGCAGCGAACCAACGTCGATATAAAACACCCTGCGCTCGGGCGCACGGGAGATACGGTAGATCACCACCGCATCCTCAAGCATCCGCAACTGATTCAGGGGCTTGATGGCCTTGTGTAAATACCCCAAAACCTTCTTAGACGATTGGTCTATGAATCCAGAATGGACAAAGGCCACGGAATCGTTGGGTATAATTATGCCCTGAGAAGCGTATCGATAGTTGATGGTGTCCCGACCCAAGCCCATGAAATCGTCCGCAGAGTATACGTAGTAGTCCTTGATGCTCTTGATGAACTTGATCTGGTTCTGTCCCACTTCCCGCTCGATATCACGCACTTTTTGTATCTTTGTGGGATCGATCACACGGAGGTCAACAATGCCTTTTTTCTGTTGTTTTTCGTCCATAAGGATCTGAACATACAAGCGACCGTCCACATACCAACGGCGAAAAAGATCAGATCCACGGGTGTCAAAGTGGAGCATTCGACAGATGTAGTCAAACTCTTCGTGTATTTTCTTTTTGACGCCCGCACCCAAGTCTGCCTTGTCCAGATTGATGCTTATGGGGTCAGTGTTTTCGTTTAGAACAATGGCCTGATTCACAATGTCGTCTATGGCCGTTTGGACTTCCGCATGTTCGGCCATCTGGCGGTATTTCGCTATTAGTTCGGCATCACTACGATATGCCACATCGTAGTTGATAAGTTGTACACCGAACTCGTACCCACCAATATAGTCAATTACCGACGCACCGTCGTCTATATCTGGTGGGATGAAAGACTTTACTTGAGGTTCTTCGGTAGGCTCTATCTGCTTGATTGTTTCCGGCATTTTCTTTTTGCCGAGTTCAAATCCAAAGATATTAATAGGCATTATATTCTCCTGCTGTTCACTTATTTAGGTCAAGCAAAGAACTGTAGTCCTGTGCCCGAGGTTTGTATTTGTGGTCCTTGTGACCCCGACTGCTGTCCGCCACCTCCACCGGCAGTAACAGTATGATAGGAATAATTAAAGGTAACTTGGTATTCTAGAGGTGCTGTTTGCTCATCAAAACTAAGATCCACAGAAGCAATGCTCGTAGGAAATGCTCCAAACAAATTGTAAGTTATAGAAGAACCACCATTTGTTTTAAGAAGTTGTACTGTTATATCTCGCATTTTTGCGGGATCTCTTGCTCCGGTTTCGGCATTATCAAGAGCATTTATCCAAGCCTCTAATACTCCTCTGACTTCCATTCCCTCGGTTTCCATTACGGTAACAGTCCATTCCGCAAAAGTCCTTTGACCTGGAACTTTCAGTTTTCTGCCCCTATAGGGAACCTCTATTACGCCAAGATCTGATGCGGGGAGTTGAGTTCCTTTTCCTCGTATTTGGAGCAGTTGGCTTATCGATCCCTCTGGTATGGTTATAGAGTACAGATTTGTGCGGGCCAATCCTGCTTTGATTGTGGACAGCGTGCTTGCGATGGTCATGGTTGCCTCCTAATAGACAAATACTGGCTTTCACCAGTATTTATCATTTTCTTACGATGATTTTCAAATATCTTGATTATCAGTTTTCTATTGTGTGATATGAGTATTGGAATGTCACCGAGTATTCTAGAGGTGCTGTCTGCTCATCAAAGGTCAGGTCTACGGAAGCAATGCTTGTGGGGAATGCCCCGTATAGCACATATCGCATTGCTATAGTGGAATTGTCTGGTTGTAACAGATCGCAGTGGATTCTAGAGAGTGCGTCGGTGTTTCTCGTAATGGTGTCTGGTGCGTCCATTGCCGAAATCCACTCTTCGAATCTTTTACGCATACCCATTTCTGCGGTTTCCATGACGGTAACAGTCCATTCAGCAAAAGTCCGCTCTCCTGGTACTTTTACCTTACGGCCTTTGTATGGAATTTCAATAATATTGATGTCGCTTGTGGGCAACTGGGAGCCTTTGGCTCTCAAGTTGAAAGCGTTTCCTTCAGGACTTTTTGCCACTCCCTCTGGAAAGATAGTGAGTTTATAGAGGTTTGTCTTTGCGGGATTTTTAAACCCGCTAAGAAATGATTGAATCGAATCTGCCATTGGTGTTTACCTCTCTGCTTTAGATGTTGATTGATGGACCGATTTCGTTGAACTGAGCATTAGACCGTGTGGCAATGAAATTCAACTGAATGAAGTTGATCGAGCGATTTGGCTTGATATAGATGTCTGCCACAAACTGATTGCGGTCGATCACTTCCGCTGTATTGTTCGTTTCGTCGCAGATCACCTTGAACTCGGTGATTCCACGACGAGCCACCACATCCCGCAAGAACGGAACCACAATACCCAAGAAATTGGCACGGGTAAACTCGTCGTTGAACTCGAAGAGTTGGAACTTCGCAGCCGTTGCCACAGCCTTCTCAAGCACAATGAACAGACGACGAACATTGATGCGGTCGAAAGCACTGGGCTTGGAGAGCAAGGTTTTGTCTCCAAAGAGCAAGGTTCCTTGCCCGGCTTGAGAGATGACTGGATTGATGTTGTTGGCATACAGAGCATCCCGTTCAGCCTTTACTGGATTGAAAGCCAGTTTGATCACATTGCGGATCTGACCACGGTTGTATCCCGCTGGAGAGAACCAAGGATCTGTAAGGTTGTCCGTTCTGGCGCACAGACCAGCCACATCAGGATTGAGTGGCATCCAGCGGTAGGTGTCGTGGTACTTGTCGTATTGGTACTTCCAGCCACTATCAAGAACAGCATAGGATGTGTTCTTGTTCAGAACATTACGCTTGAAATCCAACACATTGTTCAGGGCAGCACTGGATGTTTTGTCTTTCACATCGTCCAGATCTGGAGACACGAAAGCAACGCAATCCTTGCGAGTATCGGCAAGGTCTATGATGTATTTTGCTACTGTGCTGTTGTGGGCACCCTGTAGCAACAAGGAAACATCCACATTGTCCGTATCAGCAAACTCGTCGTATGCTGTTTGGATGTCTCCTGCTGCTGGAGTAGGATCAGTTGCTCCTGTAAGAGAACCGTAAATATTAGCCTTCAGTGTTGCGAAACTACCCGCACCACCGATAAGGGCAAATGTTCCTCCGAAGGCAACATCGTTTGCGGTGACTTCCCCTGTTTCTGGATGGGAAATCCAGGCAACATAAGGGGATTCGTTTATTTTGTTCACATAGTAGTTGTTGCTTCCATCGGCAAGAATTGCGTTGGCGGACTTGGAACCAACAAAGCCTTCAAGTACTGTGCCTGGAGTTCCGCTGAACATTCCGTCTTCGTCGATTACAACACCGGCTATTTCGTCGCTGGTGTATCCACGGAGTGCGGCAAGACTGCTTGTTCCAGGGTAGTAAGGAGCATATTGAGCATATGCCCATACCGCTGTGGCAGCAGTTTTTCCGGTTATGAGAGTTGCCACGGATGCGGTCACTCCAGAAATGCTAAGGGTTATTATTCCACCAGAGCCTGTTCTTTCCGTCAGGGACTTGACCAAGAAGTCCTTGTTCCCACCGTTGGCATCAGCAAACCGCAGGTAATCGCCGGCAGCAACTTTGGCAAAGTTTGCGGCTCCGATGGCATCAGTCTCTCCCGTGATTCCAATGGCAACTTCAGTGCCTGCGGAATTAAAGGTAAACCCGTTTGGAAGACCAGCGATAGTTGTCAACCCAGCAAAAGTAATACCACGCTCAAAATTGTCGGAGTAAGAGATTTTCAGGCTGTTTCCTGCGAGTCCTGGATACTTGGCAACCGCAATTCCCGTAAAGCCACTTGCGGCACTGTTTCCGTAGTTGGTGGCAGTATCGTACAGTTTCTGGTTCCAAAGGGTATTTGCGTTTTTACCACCGCTTCTGGTGGCAAGTTTGGCCGCACTGTCCGCAGCACGAACTACGGTGAGAGCAGAACCATACCCCAAAAAGTTCGCAGCAGAAAAGAATGACAGGTAATTACCTGGATCTGGTTTGCCGAATCGGGCTACAAGCGTGTTTTCAGAGTCAATAGTGGTGATTTCGTTCACCGGACCCCAACGGAAATCTCCGGCGAAACCGCCGATTGTGGTGGAAACTTGGGCCACAACCCCTGTTCTATCAATTTCTGTGATGTTTACCCCAGGACTTATTTGGAATGCCATGTGCGTTCTCCTTCTTGGCAAAATCTAATAATCGGACTTTGGTTCTGCTTGTATGTATATTTTATGGTGTTTGACCGCTTTACCGTATCGGAGTCCATCCGCCCTGAATATTTTCGGAGTCGTTGTCTGTTAGACCATCATCAAGAAATCCAAAAAACATCTCCTCCTCTAGTTGCCGCATCTGTCCCGCATACATCTCAAACGAAATATTGCCTCCAGTAATATCCTTAAAGTATAGTTGGGTAGTTAGCCAGGCAAAAAGGACAAGAGTCATAACCAGATCGTCGTTGTGGCCCACTTCGGCTTCAAAAGAATTCTTTTTAGCGACAAAAGAGAATAATTCTTTGACCAGATCGAAGTCTTCTATCATTAGTCGGTCTTGCTCTATAAGACCTTTGAGTGTGGTACATCCCACCCGTTTCACCACTTCGGTGGTTTTTACACCCCGTTGTTGGTTTTGGGCGTTAAATCCTCCGTCCAAAACTTGTCCCTTTCTGCCTTTTATGGAAGTAGACATCAGCCCCTCATACTCAAATTCTTCATGGATGATGTCAGAAACCTGTCCACCAATATCATTTAGTTCTATAAGGACGAGGGCTTCATTAAACTGTCGTGCCGCTGATATTATGGCTGTGGGATAAATGGCTGGAGGAATGGTGTTGTTTCGAAAAGTAGCCACAACTCGATACGGTGGGGTGGTCATGTCTATAACCACAAACGCATGGTAATCGTTTCCTGTGCCTCTAGCGGTGTCTGCTATCAGAATGTAATTATGCCCTTTTTGGGGCTTTTCGTACACCTTGAATCCGTCTTCAGTTTTGTGGATGGGGTTTACAAAGGTCAGGGTCTGTAGTTTCTTTGCTGAAATTAGCGTATGGACAGACCCCACGAAATCGCACTCAAACTCCGTGCGAAACTGCTCTTCCGAAGTATTCTTGATGGTCTGCTCTTTCCATGCCTCGTCACGACCTGGCACTTCATCCCAAAAGACTTCTACGGGGACATACTCATTTCTTTTATTTACGGCATCTGTCCACAACTTGTAGTACATGTTCATGCCCTTGGGGGTAGACACGATTATGACTTTGGTGTTCTTCCCTGAAGAAATTGTGGGGTATACCGACGAAAAGAACTCATCCGCAATGTTGAAAGGCACATAGGCAAACTCGTCCAAGAGTATGAGATTGAAAGAATTACCACGAACAGCAGATGAAGAAGTGGCCGAAGCCAGAATCTTGGAACCGTTTTCAAGTTCTATGGACCCTTTGTTCCAACTGATTACGCCTTGTTGTATCCATTTGGGCAGGTACTCGTAGGCCAATTTTAGACGGTGTAAGAGTTCACGGGCTGTGGCAAGTTTATTCGCAAGAATCGCCACATTCTGGTTGGGGTTGAACAGAACTGTATGGAGAATATAGGATATGACCGTGGTACTTTTTCCGCTCTGCCGTGGAAACTTGGAAATCACGAATCGGTTCGCATGAATAGTCTGAACAAACCGTTCCTGAAAATCATACAGGTCAAAAGGAATCAATCCCTCGTTAAGATTTACAATTCGTACATATTTTTTTATGAAATAGACAGGATCTTCGGCACACTTCATGTATTCCGAGACTTGTTCTTCGGTAAACTGAACCGGCACATTTGCCGATTTCAGGTTGGGATTGCCTAGATATGCCCCTTTATCCTGTTTGTCCGTCACCTTCAGCCTCCACGATCTGTGTGTCCACTATTTCTTTAGTTTCTTTGGCTTTATTTTTAAGTAGTGCCTGTAGTTCACGGGTACTGCCCACAAAAATGGAATTGTTGGTGATGCTTGTGGCTTTTTTGCTCTCAGACTCACCTTCGATTTCTTTAATTTTCTTGTGGACTTCGAGCAGGTCTTTGTTTACATCTGAAACCGCTTTTATAAGTTGGGCGGCAACCTCGTACGCACGGGGAGAATCGCTTTCTTTGGCTACGGTAAGTACCCCATCAAGGGCGTCTGATCCGCTCATAAGGATCTCACGCAGGTTTTTTCGTACCGTGAGATAGTCCTTTTTTAAATCCAGGTCGTCTATGGGCTTTCCGCCTTCAATTGCCTGTATGTCGGGAGCCACTTTGCGAATGGCTCCACCGTCTTGGGGAGTAAATCCTATATTCAATTTGTCCGATATTCGCTCACCTTGTTCTTCTTCCATTTTCTAATCTCCATCATCCGTTGGGGTCAAATATGTCGTTGTCCGTGGCCGATTCTCCAAATATTCGTATATTTGTTTTGTAATCGTTGGGGTCTGTGGCAAGGGTGAACGGTGGTTCGTCTGGAGAATCGGGATCTAGGGCATCGGCTCGCACAGTTTCCAAACGATAGTCTGTTCCTCGATTGAAAAACTCTGCTATGGCAGTCTTTATAATAGAAGAGTTCTTTACTGGTCCGTACACATATCCACGCAGAGTAAAAACCAAATCCCAAGTCACAACACGGACATTTACCGCATCCCCTTCTCCTTCATATTCCACAGTCTGATTCACGCTATTAAGGGTTATTGGAATGTCTACTTTGGGGGCAAATTCTCCAAGATTCAGGGTAACAACAAATTCTGGAGCAAAATAAGGGATGATTTGTTCCACTATCTGTAACCCATCATCGATTTTTCTGGTCATTATGCTGAGGTTAAATTCTATGTTATATGGAATTTCAGAATAAGTGTATGACAATTTACCAGTCGAAGTAGCATCATACATCACATTTTTGCTCATAGTGTTGCGTTTGCGAGTGGGATCGTAGGTAATATTTGCTATTTCAAAGCACATGCGGGGAAGGAATCCTGCCCATTGCTGTCTGCCTTGATCGTCTCCACTTATCAATATAGAAAAATTTTCTTGTAATATACGGACATAGGTTTCCTTGGGAGCATAGGAAAGAGGAACCCGCACATGGGTTTTTGCCAAAGATCCATCTTCTCCAGGCTTTTCTATTTTTATGTTGTTGAAAAGTGTGCCAAAGGCAACAACATACTTCCTTATAGTGCTGTGGTAAAAGTGTGTAAACATCAGTAATTACCCTCCGAGAATGGATCGACCTCAGAGAAATCAATAATGGTGTGGCCCTCTGTACGCAATTCATCGTTGCTGGCAAACAGGTCTGTGGGGATGTTAGACAAGGTATTGCCCATGTCCGCAGCAATGGAGCCAGACGCACCAGAAATAAGACCGGTGATTGTTTGGCCCACGACTGCCCCCGCCGACCCGCCGTAGTTGCGAATTTGTAGCAGGTCTGGTGTGTTCTTGTCGTAGTTTACTATAGTTCCATAGAAAGAAGAACCGGTCAGAGAACTTCCCACATAAACAGTTTCGTTGTTCTTGAAAGAACCACAAACTTCATCAATGTCGAGATAAACCATAAGTTCACTGTCATGTGTAACCAGATTATCGATTTCGGTAAAGTCTGTGTGTATAATGTCGCTGTCGAATTGATAGCCTTCTGCGGTTATGGTGTAGGTATAGAGCCTGTCTCCTTGATAGAAATGAGAAGAACTGCTGCTGTCCACGAAGGTGATTTCAAAAAATTGTTTCAGGGGCAGTATATGGATCAGATCACCTTCACGGGGCCGGAACAATTCTGGCATGTAATGGGACATGGCCCTTTCAAACTTTCTCTTGGAGACAACGAGTTTTAGTTTTTCTTTCTTTTGAATACCAAACTTGGAGAAAACTTCAGCACCTTCTACTCCATCAAAAGAAGCAATATACATCTCCACATAGGCGGCTCCACCGTCAAACTTGGAGAGCCAGTCTTCACCGAAAAGATTATCCCGTACTATTTTTTCACGGGGAATATAGACGACATCGTAACCGTGAATCTCAATGGCCTCGGTTACAAGGTCTTCCATGAGCCGTGTTTCGGCAAAATCGTGCTTAAAGTACGGGTTCTTCATGTATCATCCTACCATGAAGTCTGCGGGTAGTTCGTATTTGTCTTGTAGTTGCTCTTCAATTTTGTCTATCTGTGCCTGAGCATCATCGTAAATCTTCTGCCCGTCCATTTGAATACCACCGAGCAATTGGATGCCCGAGAACTTAGACAAGTTTTGTCCCCATTGCCGCTTTACCATAGCGGTGTAGTATTCTTTAAGCAGACGATCGTTGAATATTTCAGGATACTGTTCGGCATTAAGAACCACATACGCTTCAATCATCAGATACATTCCAGACTGAATATTTTCTTTCCAACTGGTGTCTATACTCAATTTATTTGTGACACGACTAAAGTTGAATGATTTCTCTGGTTCCAATATCTGCTGAACCATGTTGATATATTGTTGAGCAATATCGTAGTAACCAAGATTGAAATTTCCGTTCCGTAGACCAAAATAGTCTTGGAGGTGCATCTGATAGCGGGCGCTAAACATGTTTGTCACGTTGCTTAGACCGAATCCGAACGGAAACACCCGCCGAACCGTTATGATGTTTTTGCTCAGTTTGTCGGTATCCACATATTTGTTGGCAATATCTTCTGCCGTCAGTTGATACGGAAAAAACATCCTCTCCACACCATCAAAATGGTATTCGGAAAATATCTGTAGAGTGTCGTCTAATCGGTCTTCCAGTTGCTGATCGTCAACATTAATATTGATGACCGGAGCGCCTAAACGCCGAAGACAATAGTCTTTTAGTGATTGCCGAGAATACGGTTGTGCCATCAGAACCCCCTTCTTCTTTTATTATGTATACGGGGGTTCCTCC